CCGTTCTTTCTCGCACTCCGCCCAGCACCGGTTGACCTGGTTGAACTCCCCGGGGGACAGGGCGCAGAAGTCATCGTAGGAGAGGCCGAGGCACCCGAGGGCTACACCCAGGGCCTCCTCGATGGTCGTTAACTTTTTTTTTCTTCCCCGTCGGCGCCTTCGGCCTCCGGTGCCTGCGCCGCGGCCTGTTCAGGGTTCACCAGCAGCTCCTGCATGGCGAACATGTCGTCGGTGGAGAGGTTGTCGCAGAACTCGTCGAATGTCAGCGAGAACGGGACCCTGTCTGCGACGGACGCGGACGCGAGGCAGGCGTACAGGAGCTGCGCGACCTCCTCGATGTTGCCCGCGTCGAGGTCTTCCCGCGCGAGGTCCTTTCCGGTGACCCTCTTGAAGCGGAGCATCGCCCCGAGGGTCATCCGGAAAGGATAGCTGCGGTCGCCGACCTGGATGTTGATGGCCGTTTTCATACCAGGTTAGCTGACGGTCTCGCCGGTGATCTTGGTGGGGTCGAGGGTGACCTCGCCGTTGTTCTCCAGCGTGCCGGAGTAGGTGACGTCGTCCTGGGCAGGCGCGCTCTGCTCCAGGGAGGCGATGACGAAGGAGCCGGTCAGGTACGGATCTTCGCTCTCGCGCTCGAGAGCGACGACCTCAACAGGCTGTCCGGTCTTCCAGGCGTTGAGGAGGGTCTTGAAGCCGCCCTCGGTCTCCTCGTAGTTCGTCAGGCCCTCGAAGGAGATGCTGACGCTGAGGCCGGTCACGCCCTTGCCCTTCCAGAGGCCGGCGGAGATGGAGGCGGAGGCCACAGGCTTCACGCTCCGGTCCTTGGTCTCGGTGTTGAAGGTCGTGGTGTGGGTGGTGCAGTGGCCGATGGCCTTGCCGCCCACCTTCAGCAGCAGGTCGCTGCCATTGACATATCCAACTTTCGTAGTAGGCATAATTCGGTAGTATTAAACGTTGTTGACTCTTACGGTGAAGACGAGGGACTGCGCATAGGCGTCGTCCGCCCACCCCTCCTCGGAGCCTTCCAGGTCGATGGACCGCGCCGCCAGCTTGTGGCCCTCCCCGTCGTCGTAGACCGCGCTCTGGTGGTCCAGGCAGGCCCGGACGGCCTCGGCGAGCGCGATGCTGCCGGCGTAGGTCTTGTCGTAGCAGAGGAACTCCACGGCGACCGTGTCGGCGCCCTGTCCCGGACCCTTCGCCACCTGCCGCTCGAAGTTCGCGCGGCGGTAGCAGACGTAGGGGAGCTGGGCGTTCGCCTCGGCGACCACGGGGTAGATCTTCGTGGCGATGGCGGCCACCCGCTCGTCAGAGATGAGCAGGTCGCGGACCAGCAGGCCCACGCTCAGGGAGGTGACAGGGTTAGACGGTGCAGCCATACTTTTTGGCGGTTTTTTCCACGGAAGCCCGGAAGCTGTCCTGGAGGGTTTGGTTGATTTGCGGGCCGACCTGGCGGTTGGCCTTGACGATGAACTGGTAGGCGGTCATCCGGCCCCTGTAGGCGCCGTTGAAGAGGTAACGCTTCCGGAAGCCCCGCTTGGTCTGGTGAGACCCGCGTCCGCCCTTCAGGCGTCTCTCCTTGGTGCCGTCCTCGGCCCAGATCAGGACCGGCTTCTCCAGTCCCTGGCGGTTGAGGTGGAAGCCCTTGACGCCCACCCAGCCCATCCGGTTCGCGGCCTTCTTGATGACGGTGCCCACCGTGACGCGGAAGCCCAGCTTCTGCTTGAACACCAGGGCGCGGACGCCCTTCTCGAGGTCCTTGCTGCTGTGCAGGTCCGTCCGGACGTTCGCCACGGCGGCCCGCTTCATCACGAGGGCGGTGCTGCGGAAGGCTCCCTTCATCGCCTTGCTCCGCTGCTTCTCGTCCATCTGGGCGTAAAGCTCGCGGAGCTGGCGGTCGTCATATTCCAGGGCCCGGGCCATTACTCGTTCACCTTGTCGCAGACGAGCCGCTTCAGACCCCTGCGCCGGTTGAACTCGATGGCGCCCACCGTGTAGGTGATGCCCTGGTAGATGACCAGCCACTTCTCCTCCACCTCGTGGGCCGCGTAGATGATGATCTCCACGCGGCCGTCGGGGAAGAGCTCGGACGCTTCCTGGCTGAGGTGGCCGGCCTTCCAGTTGACCTCGGCGTGGACGCGACGGCCCTCCGGGTAGGAGATCTTCTCCGACCCGAAGGCGTCCGTCTCCACGACAGGCTTCCGGAGCTCGACGTACTCGGTCAGGCGTCCCGCGATCATACCAGTCTCCTGTAGGGTTTCACCAGGGACTGGATGGAGTCAGGCACCTCGTGCATCGCGACCGTGGACACGCTCTCGCGCTGGTTGTACCAGTGGGCGGCGAGCATGAGGACGGCCTGCTGGAGCATCTTGGGAAGGTTGCCCTTGTCATCGACGAGCTCCGCCTTCTCGCGGTTCGTGTAGGTGACGACGGTCTCCGTCGCGGAGTCCAGCAAATGCTGCAGGTAGGCGTCGTCCTGTTGGAAGTCGTCCGCCCTGACCTGCTTCTTGAGGAGCTTGAGATCCAGTTCCATGGCTCAGGTGGTTTAGTCGGTCTCGGCGCCGACCTCGCCGAGGATGAAGGCCTCGGGGATGAGGGTCTTCGTGGCGTAGTCGGTGTTGAGGACGAAGTCGACCGCGTCCTTGCGGGCCTGGCTGTACGGGTCCACGATGAAGCGGAGGGAACCGAACAGGCCCATCGGCTGGTAGGCAAAGTCGCCGAGGCCGATGTACTCCGTGGTGGTGCCTTCCACAGTCTTGCGGAGGCAGTTGGTGGTGTACACCGGGAGGCCGAAGAGCATGTCGTTCTGGATCATCGGGACGAAGATGCCGTTCGCGTTGATCGGGGTGACCTCGAGGATGGCCTTCATGGACTTGGTCATGACCCAGCAGAGATGGTTGCCCACCACGCCCTTCTCGAGGACGGCGGCCTTCATGAGCTTGTTCAGCTCGGCGGCGGTCGGAACCTCGTGGAGGTCGACGATGGCGTTGTAGCGCTTCTCCTCGTCGGGGCGGACTTGGCGGCCACCTGCAGGATCTTGGCGAACGGACCGACCAGGTGGGTCGCACCGGTGACCGGGGCGAGGCCGAAGACGATCTTGTTCAGGAGCAGGGCGACGCCTTCCGGCATGACCTTCTTGACGAGGGTCTCGATGATGCCCGCGGACTGGTTGATGGACTGGTTCGTCACCGGGATGGCGATGCCGATGCGCTCAGGGGTGGCCGTGAGCTTGTCCAGGTTGATCTTGGAGTCGCCCAGGGCGACGCCTTCGCCGGCGACGGAGGCCTCGACGGTCTCGTAGATGGGCCAGACGTAGTCGCCGGACAGGCCGGTCGGCAGGGGGAGGCCCACCTTGTTGAGGATGAAGCCCTCGACGAGCGGCTCGATGAAGTCCTGGACGCGCAGGGGGACGATGCCACCGTTGGCAGCGTCGGCCACCATCATGCCGGCGAACTCGCCAGAACGCACGAGCGTGATCTCGGTCTTCCGGCCGGACTTGAGGTTCTCGCGGATGAGCTTCTCGGCTTCCGCGCTGGCGTTCGGGTTCTCGCGGAGATAGTCGGCGGTGGCCGCCTGCATCCGCATGCCCAGGAGCTGGTTCTCGCGGGTCAGGGCCTCGAACTCCTTGGTCTCGGCCTCGTTGCGCTCACGCTGCTCCGTCTCGCACGCATCGGCGATCTCGTTGATGCGCGTGCAGTTCGCCTGGTACTTCTGCACCAGTTCGCGAACGTTGATCTGGTTTTTCTTCATGTGCAGGAAAAACTGGGGGTTAAACAAATACTTTATCGTTGGCAGCGCGGCGCATTTCGCGCAGCTGCTTTTTGATTTTCTCGACGTCCGGCTTCGGCTCGTCCACCTTCGGCGCCTCGGGTTTGGAGGCCTCCCGGATCTCCCGGGTGTCCACCTCGGTCCCTTCATAGTAGGGGTCCGCGGCGAGGGTGAAGTCGTAGACGCCGGTGACCTGGCGCACCGTGTAGGTGATGTAGGTCTTCTCGTCACGGATCTCCACGGAACGGGAGACGAAGCCCTCGTCCCAGTAGTGGGTGGAGAACATGAACGAGCAGCCAGCCAGGTCGCCCCGGCGCACCAGCTCCAGGGCCTTGTCGCCGTCCACGGTGTTCGGGGCCTCAAAGGAGAAGGTGACGCCCTTGTCGTCCACCTCGTAGGACAGCGTGCCCTTGCCCTTCTTGGAACGGGCGAGGATGAGCTGCCGGTCGTGGAACATGGTCATTTTGATGTCGCATGCGTCCAGGACTTCCCGGGTGATTGCCTCAGGGGCGATGATCTCGACGGCCTCCTCGTCCTCGTCCGCCCAGAGAGGCCTGGACGGGGTGTTGAACAGGATGGCACGGCCGACGATGGTCCGGCTGGGGGCCTCGCCCTCGCCGGCTTCCCGCACATGGAGCTCTGCCGCTACGGTCAGCAGCTCCCGGCGGATCTCTTCGGTCTTATTCTTCATTGGTTTCGGGGTTTTGGGGTTCTTCGGGCGCCGGCTTGGCGGTCAGCTCTTCGATGCCCTTCAGGTTGGCGGAGACGAGGACCTTGTCGCCACCCTCCACGGGCGGCTTGTTCTCCTCGCGGCGCCACTCGTTGACAGTGTACAGGCCGGCGGCGATGGTGGCCGTTTGGTACTTCACCCGGCTGTCCAGGTCGCAGGCGTACAGCCCGCGCCGGTCGAACTGGATCCTCCGCTTCCCGTACTGGGACGGGAGGAAGAGCTTCCGCTGCAGCTCGCACTCGATGCTGCGCAGGAGCGGCTCCAGGGTGTTGGACAGGAAGGCGACGTTCGCCATCTCGGCGCTCTTGTAGTTGTTGGACGTGTCGTCAAAGACGAAGGACGGCGGCACGCCGAAGAAGCGGCAGATCTCCCGGACGGTGAACTTGCGGGACTCTAAGAACTGCAGGTCCGTCGAGGACAGGGAGAGCTGCTTGAAGTCCACCTGGCCCGGGAGGCTGACGATGTGCTTGCCGCTGTGGAACTGCTTGTCGATGTCGTCGGCGGTCTTTGCGAGCTCCTTGTCCTGGTACTCGCCAAAGCCGCGGACCGAGGTGTCGTTGCCCACCAGCCCGCGGACGTTGCCCCCGTTCGCAAAGCGGTCGAGGGTCTCGCGGTCGCCCACCTGGGCGATGCCGGTGGTCAGGCGCGCGAACTCCAGGACGGAGACTCCGCTCCGCTGGTCGTAGAGGGTCAGGCCCTTCAGGTGGATGACCTCGTCCTCGCCGTAGGTCCCCTTGATGCCGTTGACCGGGTCGTTGACGCTGTACACGCCGGCGTAGGTGTCGTGGGCGACGGCGCCGTCCGAGCAGAGGACGAAGCGCTCGAAGTCCATCGTGGAGGCGGAGTAGATGGGGATGATGTAGGCGTTCCCTCTCAGGAACACCTGCAAGAGCCCCTGCTGCCACAGGTCGAAGGCGCTCATGAACTCGTTCGGCTGGACGTTCATCAGGAAGGGAAGGCGGCCGTCGACGTCGTCGATGAAGATGCCGCCCTTGCGGCGCATGACCTGGACGGGCAAAGCCGCCACGCTCTCCGACAGGAGCTTGACGCAGCGGTAGACGGTGGCGACGCAGAGGGCCGTGTTGCTCGAAAAGAAGGGCCAGAGGATGCCGCCCTCCCGAGGTGTCGGGGGCTGCTTCTTCTCGCCGTCCGACTCCCGCCGAACGGCCGCCCTGCGGCTGAATATGCGCGTGAATAGGCTCATGCGTGTGGATGTTTACCTACAATCCGCGCACAAAGCCGTAAATGGTACCCGTCAGCGCTCGAAGTCGATGAACAGGCGCAGGCACATGAGCATCGTGATGATGCCGTCGATCTTCCGGTCCGGGGTCAGCTTGATGGGCTTCTTGTTCTCCAGATTGTCCTCGTCCAAGACGGCGTTGCCGAAGCAGTAGGCGTTGATCGGGTTGTTGTTCATGAAGATGTGCCCGGTCTTGACGCCGTGCTCGAAGCTCTCCACGGGGGCGGTGAAGTTTCCGTAGGTCTGCCGGACGCCGGTCACCACATTGGCGGCGCCAGCTGCGGAGAGCATGTTCACGACCTCCTGGGACTTCCAGGGGTCGTAGCCTATCTTCAGGATCCTGACGAACTGGTTCATCTTGAGGATGTACTCCACGATGGCGGAGTAGTCGATGACGTCGCCAGGGAGAAGGATGAGATGGCCCTTCGACGCCCAGACCTTGTACAGCTGCTCGTTCGGGTGGCCGGACAGGGCTCCCAGGGGGAAGAAGTAGGCCGTGTGGAAGTAGAAGGACTTGGACTCCGGCCTGTACATGCCGAAGCTGACCGCGCTGAAGTCGTCGCTCTCCGACAGGTCGATGGCGCACATGGCGTCCGGCCTTCCAGTGACCGTGGTCAGGTCCATCGGGATGCTGACCTTCCGGGCGAGGGTGGAGGAGATCCAGACGCGGCGCTCGTTCTCGGCGAAGATGTTCAGCAGCTTCGTCCGGAAGGCGAGCATCTGCTCAGCGCTCCGGAGCGCCTTCTTGTACTCCTGCCGGTAGAACTGCAGGCTGACCGTCACACCCATGTGCGGGTGTACCTTCCGCCAGGTGTCCTCGCTGCTCTCCTCGTCATCCACGTCCGGCTCGAAGATGTGGGCGAAGAGCGCGTCGTCCTCCATGTCGCCCAGGAGGATGGCCTTGTAGCCCTGGAGCATCTCGTAGTAGGGGCCGTCGAAGACGTCGGAGGCGGTGGTGATGATGACCGTCAGCGGATTGTCGCGCACGCCCATGGACGTGGTGAGGACCGTCAGGAGGTTGGCGTCCTTCGCCTGGGAGAACTCGTCCATGATGACCGTGGAGGCGTTGAGGCCGTCCTTCGTTCGCGCATTGGCCGTCAGGCACTGCGCGAAGCTCTGCCGGTCCTTCCGCCTGGACTTGACGGACTTCGCGTTCACCTGATAGTTCCGGCCCTTCGGATCCAGCTTGGTGATGCAGTCCCGGATCACGTTGAAGCACTTCATCGCCTGGTCCTCGGAGTTCGCGCCGGTGTAGCTCTCCGCGTTGGAGTCCCCGAAGAGCAGGTCCTGGATGGCGAAGCTCGCCGAGGACGTGGTCTTGCTGAACTTTCTCGGGACATGGAGACAGACCTCCCGCACCACCCGGAA